GCGGGGCATCTATGCCAATATCATAATATACTGTATCATTAATTGGACGAATGGTTTTGATTTGCACTGCCCCGCCAATAGCATCGATCATATCACCCTCAATCAGTGTATCAGCCAATACATCGTTATTGTTTTGTTGTAAAATATGCTTATTAGCACACTTCACCCTCATTCCATTAACCAACCCAATCTCTATTCCATCAAGATCATACTTTTTAATGATATGGTTTATCAACGTAACACCTGTTGGAGTGTTAATATGGCATCCCAAATCCCGAATATCTACTTCTTCATTATGCTTGAGACTTACGTGTTTGTGCTTTTCTATTGCATCTGCTAACTGTCCAAATTGTATATTAAGATTCATTCATCCTTTCCTCTATTAATTCTTCTATATTGCATCTTGCGTTGGTGTAATCATCGGTATCCCATACGATGATTACCGTGTACCCTCGATGTTCTGCTAACTTAATTTTAGCATTATCCCTAGCTAGCACAACATCAGCAGATTCTTCACTGAACAAAGATGTCCATCTACTTTTATCTGATTCCGAGAGCAATTCTAAATTAGGATGAAATTTCGACCCATTAAATTCAGCCATAATCTTTAACGACGGGATTGTGAAATCATAGAAATATAAAGTTTTATCATCTCGCAAGAAATACTCCTGGTTATTATCAACACCCAAGTATATAGGAATAATATCCTTGTATTTTTCATAAATGTTTTCAAATACCATCAATGATTGATTGGAAGCTCTGGAGAGTTTAACCATTTTCCGTTCATTTATGGTAGGATCATTTTCCAATGCTCTGTTATAGGACTCTAGCCATCGTGCGATCCTTGCATTATACTTCCGCAATCCTTCTACTTTTCCATATCTCGTTGCATACCACTCCAACCCATTTCTGACCTGAACTTCTGATACTTTTTTCTTCGCATCAGCGATGGTATACCCCTTCTTAACCCAATACTCCTCCGTTCTTACTGAATACCCTCTTGCTCCCTTTGCTGAGGCTGGTGACTTTGCTGATCTCACTGTTTGCGCCTCGGATACTTTAATTTTAGCCTCTTCTTTGGAATAACCCAATGCAGTCCAATGTATTATTCTATTTGCGAACTTTCGTGTCTTATGATCGGAAAATGCTGTTAAAATCTCTGTTGATTTGCTGATAGGAAAAATAGTAGACAATTTCTCTATGGTTGCATAATTTGCATTATCCGCTGAACACTTGCACGTTGCCACAATAAATTCATTTTTTCTAAACCCAATGATTAATTCGTTATTGCACTGAAAACAGAAGCGTGTATTCACCTTGAATTTATGATATCCACTGTATGGCATGTAATAAACGGTTTCATTTCTATGTTCAATTGCATCCCATATATTAATGTTTAATTGTTTTCTGGAAATCATTGATTTCCACATCTTTCGTTGATATGTATTGCATAACATCTCCACATCCATAATGCTGCCCCTGTTGCTATTTTATGTATTTAGCAAAAAGAGACCAAACTCACTTTTTTCATCAATAATAATATCCAATTCGGAATCATAAGTTTGACATTTGCCAGATCCAGTAGCAATCTCTTGTAAACATTGGGGGTTTTTCAAGAATGCATTTATGGCTTCCACCTGATAATCTCGCATTTGAATCGGTTGATCGGCGCATGTGTGCTTCATTGGCCAATTAATCCCCTTGTAACTATTTTCGGTAACTTCATCAAAATGGAATGTCGTTTGGTATTCTCGCAAATCATTTAATTCAACTGCGTAACCATCGCTATCTAAAATAGGCAATATAATTGGCAACAGATTAATGTATGTGCTACCACCTAGCTGGAAAAATGCTATTTTGCCATCCCATCTACCCAATTTAACAGAAGGTAGATACCTTGCGTGGGGGATTAGATACTTTAATTTATTGACTAATTTTTTTCTAGTCCCAAGATCTAGTCCTGTGATCTTGCAATTCACTTCATCTTTTACAGTAATTATAGCTTGCTTCATAGATGTATTATACCATAAATCAAAAACTATTGTGCATACATTTGATCTACACTAATGCTTTCCGATTGGGTGAATCATTTCAAAAACTTCATCGTTGATAGAATGAGTACGGCACGAACCATTGGAAAAATACGAAGGTGCGACATCATACACCCTTCTTTAATTGGTTAAACAAAGAAGGGTGTATAATACCACAACAAACCGCACAACCAAATACTTTCGTATACAGCAATGCATGGGTTAGAATGGATTAATGGATTCTATTATACCACTGGTGGGGTTTGAACTGGATCTACTAGTTGGTTATATTCAATCCGTTGCCCATCATTTACGAGAAAAACCCAAGACCCCATGTAGGAATTATCAGTTGCATGTGCAACATCATCGATCCGAATCGTATTCTTATCATCAAACCCAGCATGCAGTGGGGCAAAGGCTACATAACTTGCGCTAGTCTCATCGATTATAGTGTCTCCGTATGTGCCGATGAGTTGATTGTGATCAGCTTCCATTGCTTGCACCGCAAGCGTGCCATTGGTTACAGTCATTGATACAGGAACTGTGCCCTCTATCAATGTATCTGACTGAAACGACCCAAGTTCAACCATCTCTGACACCTGATCAATCGGGGTGGGTGATGTTACTACCTCACCATTGTATACCTCAACACCGTTGTAATTTACAACAACAGACACATTGCCATTCTCGGCGTGTGCATTTCCATAAAATTTTACTGTTCTATTTGCCATTTTTTTCTCCAAAGTATAAAAAAATCATATCGGTATTTATGCTTTATTTATATTCTTCGCACTATATCTTCTTCTATGCATTTTTCACCATACTGAATTTCGATGATATTAAGCCTTTCATCAGTATTGTTCTCTAGTTTATGCCAATGTTCCAGTGGGATTTTAATTTGATCAAACTTTTTTAAATTATCATATTTAACATTCCCAATCATCACCGTTCCAGATCCCCCCGATACAAACCAATGTTCACTGCGAAATTGATGTTTTTGCGTACTTAATGACTTACCGGGATCAACAGATAACAATTTTACTTTATACCCAGTACATTCATACAACACACGATAATATCCCCAATCTCTGTCTGTCGTTGGTGCTTTCCATTCATCTAATATCCACCTTGATGAATTCTTCTTATATCCACCACCAATCCCATATGCGAATGTCACTGTTGCATCATCCCTAAATGCATCTACTTCAGGAATGTTCGTTGATTTCCGATCACCTCCATTGGCAAAAATAATTTCACAACCTTTATAATGGTTTTTAACTTCGTTAATCGCATCATTTGCTGTGTCATCATCATCATCAAATGGTATAGTAGCATCAACTACACCAATACATTGGACAATTGTTTCACGCTCTGTGTATGGCATAAATCCCCGACCCTTCTTACGAATAAGCCATTCATCACTGTTCACCCCGACAAGTAGCTTATCACCTAACTTTCTCGCATGTTCTAAGTATGCTACATGACCACTATGCAGGGGATCAAATCCACCAGTTACTAGTACAACAATCATAGATTCCCAAATCCCGTTGTGCTTTTATCTAACCAAGGCAATATTAAATCATCCTGATGCAAATATCCCCGTGCATTAATCCCATTTACAGCAGTTACAGGCAATAAACCAGTTTCGGCTAATTCATACCAATTCGGTAATCTAGGGTATAACGGTGTAATATTACTCTTATAAACCACGACACTAATCCAAGGATCATCGAGTTGTATATTAAAAAACCCAGTACTACAGTCAAACCCATTAATAACCAACATATGAATAAGACTTACCAATGAATGATGATAGAACTGGTTATTTTGCAATGAGATTTGCTGTCTATTATATTCAATATTAATGGTCTGTGGTAATATCAATACTAGCATACCACTCTCATCAAGCATACTATTCCAATTTTTCAATGTTTGTATCGGGTTTAATGCATATTGGAAACTATCATGACTCCAAATAATATCATACTTTTTATCAGTTGTGTATTTTTCAAAATCACTAGAAATATATTCAATGTTATCATATTTTTCAGATATATTAATATGATCTAATGTATCAATGCCGGTGCAATTTATTTCCAATGGGATATAATTTTCATTATCATCTTCTGCCATTCTAGTTGCCCACCACTCTAGGTCAGCACCAGTGCCACATCCCATATCGCACAATGAACTAACACTATCCATGAAATCATTGTATTGGTATAACAAGTTCAATACTTCTAGACTATGGTTATGGCTTTCTTCTTCTGATGTAAACATTATACGGTAACATCCTCCATTCCTGCTGTTCTAAGTTTGGTAATATGACCAAGCATAAAACTCTTCTGGTCTAATCCTTTTAGAATAGCTAACCAACGATTACGCAATAATGCAACATCATTCATTAGGATTTCAAAAGTCACGACCTCATCTTCACCATCGACGTACTTTTCTGCATCTCTACTACTTAATGCACGATTATAACTTTCAAGATAATTCTTAAAGTATTTACGTCTAATCTGCCGTAATTGAATATCCAAGTATGCTAACACCGCTTCTATCTCTTGCAATTGATAAAAGCGGTGTTCTGTAATACCTGGCAACTCCTTAATATTCACCTCAACATTGCCATTTATCTTAACTTCTTTTTTCGCATTGGTTAATTCATTATTGAAGTATTCAATAAATTTAGGTATATTGGATAAATCATTTGTTATCTTTGAATACCACATATTATATATCTAAGTACGGGAATACTTCTCTCCAATTAGTGCTACGTCTATGATCTATTTCATCCAAATATAACTTCATTTGTTCAATTTTACCCATTTCATATTCTGAATATTGTCGCAATTGCATCGTTATGCCTTTCATCATTTTATATGCCTCTTTATTATCCGCATTTACCAAATCCTGACCCATTAAATCCAATACTTCACCAAAATCTTCCTCCCACATTTGCCATGGCATTATACGAGGATGCAAGAAATCCCAATGCACAACTAAGCCAAAATATTGCGATACTTTTTTTAATTTACGCCACTCAATGAGTTTGTGCTGAAGATACTTCATATGTTTTATAGACAGGTTGCTGATAGTCTGATTAACGTTAATCCTTAACCAATCTTCTTGACCTAACATATAATACATATTTCTTTCAAATAAACTTAGATCAATTCCATACCTCGCATATTCTTGTCCATTCCCCCACGAATCAATGCTAGCGGTTATATCTACTCTTTTTACTTTCTTATTATGCACCAGAATTTTCAATTTATCAATATAAGAACAAAATTTTGAGTGTGGGATTGATAAATTACTCACTATATTCATTTCTAATAATTCGTTCGGATTTTCATTGAAAAAGTCAATACATTTATCCATGTCCTGCTGGTAGAATGGTTCGCCACCTAATATATGAAATCTTAATAAATTGGATGAATGTTCTTTCATCCATTCCCAAAATTTACGCTTAATATAATCGTATTCCTCGTGTTTATTGTATACTGGGAATATTTCTTCATAACCAGAGTATTCTGATCGGTTAAAACCATGCCTGAAACCACCAAATTTACTAATTTCCTGTTGAATTCTAGAACTGAGTTTTGGCACACAATACACACATGCCAAGTTACATTTATTATCAAAATAAACCTCAACAGTTGTTGGTGTTACTTCGGTGCATTTTTTATCTAAATCTAGTTCTGATGGGTATCCTGTGATACCTTTTTGGAACATTCTATCACTGGTGCCACCCACTAGCTCAACATCATGGCAGAATTCACAACCTATCCCGTTAGGCCAGTCACCATCAAGCATTGTTGCGCGTTGGTCTAGCTTTGCTGCTGTATTGTGAAAGTCAAAAGTATCTATATTAAAAGTATGATGGTTACAACGATGGCACGAGCATGTTGTGCCATCGTATAATCGAATCGTACTCCATGTCCATTTTAATTTACATGCACTAGCAGTTTGTATAGGGAATATCCCATTAGGATTCATCTTCTATTCCACCGAATGCATCCTCTTCCTCTTCATAATCTTCAACATCAATATAATCTAGTAATGATTTTTTTATGTGAGGATCAGTATTATATTCATTTATATCCACAGGATCAAGCATATTTTCAGTTAATACCACCACGAAATCATCTGCTGCTTCTTGAAACCCACCTGCAATATGCGGTCTTAATGCTTCCCATATTTCCAATGATAAATCTAAACTCATATTCTATTCCTCTGTTGTAATTTCTTTAGGGTTATTTATTTCAGTATCTAGCACTCCAATACTAATCTCCGCCATTATCATATCCAAGCACCCATCGGTGTTTTTTTCCCACGCTTTTCTAAATTGCAACAGCTCTTCGCCAGTTTCTTTATTAATATAGACTAAACGATTACCTCGTTTGGTAAGTAATTCTTGCTTTTCTGCCAAATCAACTAACCCACTATATGGGTTCATACCTGTTTCATATGGGATTTTAACGTGGACTGACTCGAATGGTTTAGCATATCTAGTTTTCATCACCTTGCATGCTGCACGAATACCTTGTACTGTTGTGGTTTTATTACCATCTAAATCTTCCTTTAACTTTAACTTCTTCATCGCAACGACGATAGAACTAGCATATATAAAACCAGAATTATGACTAATAATACCATTTTCAAGCAAATAATGATGTTCACCAGGAACATTAATATCATACACGGTATGCAATCCTATCGGTTTTATATTTTTAATTTTAATTTTTTTAAGGTTCATTTCATATAAAATAAAATCATCCTTTTTTAAATCACCTACTGTTTTCCATATAAATGTATTATCTATCACTGAAACTAAAAATTTATGTTCTGCGGTAGCTTGTATAACCTCTCCTGTTTCCAATTCTATTTCAAATACTTCCTTATTATCAAACTTAAATGTTTCGGCAACTGCAACATTACCATTAAGCGTGATAACACTATCTTCCTTTACAATTTCCTCAATATTTTTAAATGTATTATCAGACATTGATATTTTATGTCCGGCTGTTAAACATCCACCAGATATTTTATCATCAGGGTCAAACATATCTTGGCTAGCATAGGTGTGGTTGGTTGCTACAATACCTACATTATATGCACCGATCATATTAACCGTGTTCCTTACCAATGCGGTTAGTGCCTTTGGCTTGCGCCCTAGATCACCTTTAAGATCACCAGCTTCAAATTGTTTAACATCGGTTGGTGTAAGAAGCATGCCTAGGCTATCAATCACAAACAATACCTTTGGTCTATCTTCTTCGTCCATTGCCTTATAACCATCCATAAACTCACTAATAGTTTTAGCAACATCATCAATCATGCACATGCTAAGTTTTAGTAATTTATCGTCGGCAGTGTCTACTCCCAGTGCTTTAAGCCACGATTCATCTAATGCATTTTCGCTATCAATAAGAACAACAAAAATGCCTTGATCTTGTGCGTTTTTTACAATATTACCCGATGCAAAATACGATTTGCCAGCGCCGGATTCTCCCGCAAAGACAGTGACTTTGCCTAGCGGAATACCTTTATTAAAATCTCCGCTAATAAGGTAATTCAACGCATAACTTCCTGTACTAACCCAATCAGTAGGGTCATTAAACCCAATTGATAATCCACCAATTGATTTTGTGATACTTTTTCTAAACTTACTTACATCAAACGGGTTTGTCATTTTATTTCCTTTTTAACATTTTTATATACTCGGCTAGCACAATATGTTCCTCCAAATTATAAATATTTTGGGCATGATCGTATCTAACATGCCCAAATGAATAGATTGTGTCATTAAACTCACTATTATCAATAAAAAACTTTCTATATAGTTGGATCTCATTGCTAGTTAAATCCAAATACTGCAGATGCTCTGATATAAAATCATTGCTATATGCAAAATTCTTACTGCAATAAGCCGGATTAAAATACCCAAACTTATTAATAATGGAACTTAATAATTGCCTAGATACATGGGCTGATCCATTAAAACTACATAAAAAATTATCAAACTCTATACGGGGATGCACATTATATCCATGAAAATGCCGATAAAGTGGTGTTTCGTTATAAA